CTCTGCAGTTTAAGGCCCGAAGCGTCTTTCGACGCAAGAGCTTTAGACTTGAATAATCCACCCGGGGGAATTTCACTCCCGGAAGTGTATTATTGCACATCCCCTCTCTGGCGTGGTAAATTTATACCACGACTAATGCACTACCAGGAAATGGTAGGCACCCACCTCTTGCGCAATCTTGTTTGAAAGCGCACCGAGGACTCTTTAAGATGCGATACATCAGAGGACATTGGAAAGATTTCATCAATCCAACTCTTCTTTGATATATCGTTCTTCCTAAATTCTGGGGAATCTTTCCCAGAATTATGAAAGTACTTAAGGAGTGCGGCATAACCGTCTAACGAGTCTCTCCTTTTCAGAGGACCGTCGACAAAGCTTTGAGTTTCAAAGCGATGAAGGGTACGATTCCATCTATGAGGATTCATACCATCTAGGCGAGTATGCCAACCTAAAGCACCTGATTTACGAGATACTAGAGGAAGACGCTTCCTAAGGCGTTCTTCAACGATCTCTCGTAAGCAGTCGCTGAACGAGTATAAACAAGCTAACCAAGCTTGGTTAGAAGTTGATACTAGTCCTGCTATAGCTTTAGCTTCGGTTGAGGATTGGTCTGGACGGTATCGTAAGTATATGGGAGTTACATCAACGCCCATAAACGCATCGACACCGCAGCTTTCTTTGAAGTTTCCTTCCAAGAAGCTCTTGTTGTGGTTGACTTTTAAACCAACCATTTCAATCCAGGACACCACCTGACTAGCATATCGGGAGTCGACGATGATATCATCGCCGAACACCTGAATATGCGTAGCAGCATGCTTAACCAACTTAAACGTGGGGGTTTTCCCCCACGAATCACAGATTGCGGCGATTGCCACTACGGCAAAAACTACACTCTGCGTTGGGAAGGTTAAAGCATTACCCATACCTGCAAACTTCCATATCTTAACAGCGGAACTTCCGTTGCTAACTCTGGGGGTTCTACAATCGATCATCCGGTCCAAGAATGGCCCGTGATTTCCGAAAACGGTCTCCACTAGCTTTTGGCTAAGGAGGTCGCTCGCGGACTTCAAATCGAGAGTAGACCATTTGCAGTTTTGGGATCCTTCCAGAGCTAAGATTTGATTCTTAGACTGGTCGGTAAGTGCTAGACACTGTGACAACACTTCACAACGGGTAATATGTTCCCGAAGTACAGTGTTAAGCCCCTGTTGAACGAATTGGTTCAAAAGTGGCTCGACAGTTATTGTTCGTGCTGAAGTACTATTTTTCGGCACGCACACAAGTCTAGCAATGCTGCTACAAGATCCGTTCTGTAGGAACAGTTGAGGATCGACTACCGATTTATAAGGCTGCAACAGACTTGCGTCTGCGGCATTTAAGCCAAATAAACGATAGCCATACCCATCAACATCAAAGGCATCCGTGAGGATCCCCTTGAGAAGGGAAGACCACTTCTGGTTTCCCTTGTCCCCTTCAGCAACGGCACCTGGGCCGTGTTTAAAGACAAGATCTTCAAAATCTATACCACATAGATTAGGAAGTATATGTCTCGCGACACGTCTCAAAAGATACTCCATCCTAGCGTCTAATACGACGTTTTGGACTATTGTATCATTTGAGAAAAATTCAGCCTTAGCAATGGAATCCAACTCTTCAGAGGATTCATCGCTTAACTGAATTTTCTTAAAGAGGCGAAGTACTTGTCGAAGACACTTCACCAAAGACGCGGATGCGTCATCTTTAAGAAGCCCAGATGATGGTTCAAACACTTCTGAGAACATACCTGAGAAAAGTCTCGGGATTGTTCCCCCAACGACGGTTTTAAAGCCGTCGGGGCAGCAGAACCTACGCGTAGCTAGTCCTCTATCGAGGGCATCGCAAAGCTTAGGTAAGGTTATGGATAGGAATCCATAACCCTCGTGTGTGAACCTCTGCTCGATCGTTATGAAATCACGATCGAGCCCTTTCACATCAGGCTCTAACCTGCTGAAATCAATCAGCAGGCTTCGTAGGAGCACTATTGGACTTTTCATCGTCACCTCCTTGAGGAATACGATTCCAAGTACCAGTAGCAGGTCCCGTCTGCGTAATTGTAGACGGTGCCGCTCCACCTGTTACAGTGGCATGCTGTTTAGTCGTACATCCGCCAAGGGAAAATGCTGCAAGCAGCACCAACCCAAGGCAGAGTAAAACACGCAGCACAAACGCAAGAATCAGTTGGGATTGATAAGACTCAAGCATCTCATTGACTCTGGACCTTCCGGTCCGTGGTTCTTGAGACATTTGAAATCTCCTATCAAGCCTGGAACTGAATCAAGCGTGCGGTCGTAACTTCGCTATCGTCCCGATAATCCGTTAGCGCCTTCGCGAGTGCAATAATATCTGCATCCGAGAAGCCGAATGGCGGGCGGGA